ACAGTCATATTAACAGAACTACGAGATGAACCAGCCATCATATCTCTTAGTGACCTTAGAAAGTTAAGAGCAGCCCTACCACCATCAACACCATAGTTGAGTATTTCATCCTCTAGATGTTCAAGGTGAAGGTTCTTGCCCCCCTTGTCTTCTGTTAATTCTGCGAAACTAATCATGAGAATTTAAACCCACTAGTTGTAAAATATAAATTTTTACCACTCCACCCACCTTTACTTCTAGTTCTTAATGTCCATGAATTTTTAACTGTTAATCCAGATGGTTTGTGTGTAAATTGAGCCATGAATGATTGACTTTTATTATCATATGTTGTTATTATTTTTGTAAAATCAGAATCATTTTCTGAGAAAAATATTTGTCTGTGGGTATCATCTGATACCACTTCTTTTAATTTAGAACCTGTTTCTGAACCAATCAATAATTTATATGGACATGGGGTATCAGAAGCATCATCATAAGTATAAAGTGCAATAGTATTAATCAGGTATCGCATATTTGCTGGTTTTTTTATATACTTTGAATATGCCAAAATTAAGTTATTTCTAAATGGGTAATACATATCATCAGTAAAGAAATTTAATTTATCTCTTGCAAAAGCTTTTGCAAGTTTCATAAAGGGTATTAGTGAAGTAGTTTCACTAAATGCTTCTTTTTTAATTTCAAATTTTTGTAGTGCTGGATATGCATTTTTACTTTTTGATTTTATTAATTTAGCAGCATCTGTCCATGCCTTATCTATCATTTTTTCAATATTCCCCAACTGAGTTCTGTCCATTCGTTTTTTATAAGCAGACCAAATTGCAGTATTAAGTTTAGGAGTAGCATCTTTACCAGCACTTATTTTATTAGAGTACCCAATGTAAGTTCCATCATCTAACTCTATTACTATATCTGAAGGATTGCCTTTTCTTATACCACCAGGCTTTGCTTGTGGAACCCAATGCAATACTGACCACTTAACATTCATAGATTTTAAATCTGCAATTACTGCTTTAGAATTATTATAACCAATTAGAATATCTCTTTCTACTTTTTCATCTTTATCTAATAGTTCACGTAAGTCTTCATAAGTAACTGAACCACCAGACGCAAGAACTCCTGTATCGCCAGTTAACTTTCCAATATCTGACATGAAAGATTTTGCATCTTTAAATGTTGGGTGTTTTATAAAGTATAGAGATAGGTATTCATTTACATCTGAGGATGCAGTAGCACTCTGTCTTTTTTTCATCCCCAAGTGACTAATTACATACGGCCCAGTTGTTATGATATGATATTTTGTTCTATCCCCATCAACAACTATCTGAAAATGATATTTACCTTTACCATAAGATTTTATAAGTGTGCCTGTTCCACTTTTTACATTTTCAAACGTAATTTCGCCAGGCCCTACCTCTGGTCTAATATCCTCTTCAACATCAATATCTAATTCATAATATGGATTATAAACACCTTTTTGTTGATAGTGAGGAGAAATTGTTAATTCTCTTAGGTGTTTCTGAATTCTATCGACATGATTAACATGAGACTCAGTGATGCGAGGCTTTACTTGCCTTAGGTATCCTTGTAAACTCATCGCTGACTCCATTTTAGTATATGTTGATATTTATAAGTTTAATTTATTACCTTTTGAACTATTAATCAAGGACATATTTGGTAGTAACGATATATTTTCTTTGTGGATTCACCATAACATTTAACATTCGCATTGTTTTTCTGTTTAACAAAACATCTGTGTTAAAATCATCTCTATTATCTAAACCGAATGTAATCTTACCATAAGACGATCCAGCAAATTCAAAATCTAAATCAACCAAAAACCTTTTATCTTCACCGCCGCCAGTTATGGAAACATAGTCTCCAACTAGCTTAGTTGTTATAGTTTTATCTCCATATGTAAAGGTAATTTTCTTACCATTAACCTCTATATTGTCTGCATGGAGAACAGAATATCTCGCATTACCAGTATCGAACTTGGCAATCAGTTCACCAAATGGATTAACTGTAACGATCTCTTCCCAACCACATTGAGTAGGAACAGAATATCTATTATCTGGGTTAGAATAAAAATCAACAATCTGCTTGACTATATTTTTTCCAGTAGCCTCTTCAATTCCTTCTGTGCCGGGTGAATGATTTACTTCTAGAATATATGGTGGGTCTTTCTTTGGATTCTTGGAAGGAATAAAATCAACAGCAACCCAAGAACCATCAATTGCTTTTGCAGCCAATAGACAATGTTCTACCTCTAACTCTGTTAGATTGTATTCTTTGACCTTTGCTCCCTGAGAAACATTAGACCTAAAATCTCCCTCTACCACAGATCGTTTCATAGAAGCAATAACTTTGCCACCCAAAACAATGACTCGTATATCTCCATCAGTCTTAATATACTCTTGAATCAATAAATCTACATCATCATTTTGACTGTAGAGTAATTGAACCAAAGATTCTATTTGGCGTTCTGATTCAATAAACAAAACACCAACCCCCTTGGAGCCCTCAAGAGTTTTCATAATGATGGGGAACTTGCTATCCAATTCTTCAACAGCACGTTTCCAAGTTTTCTCATTGGGAATAAGAACAGTCTTAGGCTGAGTTAAACCAAAGTCTTGCAGCTTGATATAAGTTCTATATTTGTCTGAAGATAACTCAACTGTCTCTCGACTGTTGACCATACAAACACCAATCTTTTCTAATCGTGAAAGTAGGTCTAACCAACTCTTTTTAAGTCGCACTGTTCCACGAACAATGGCAACAGTATCATTAGAACTTATTTCAAATCCTTTTTTATCATCAGAATTGTATATTTTGTAAATACCATCATCAAAGCGAATAATTGCACCTTCGACCTTGACAACATAAACTTCATGCCCCAGCTTTTCTGCTTCATCTGTAATTCTCTGTGCAGTATGAAACAGTTTTTCATTATCTGGTTCAGCAGAAACTACAAGAATTTTATACTTTTCAGAGTTTTCCTCTGTGATGAATGACTTGAATTGCTCCATTAAGCTTCTTTCTTCTTACCGATATTATATTTGGTACTAAGTTCCCACTCATTTTTTTCTTTAAAACTTAAAACTTTGATCTGACTTAGTGGAGCTACTGGTTCTGCAATTCCTATAATATCTACTAAACCCCAATCTTTTAAAAGGTTAGCAATTGTGTTTCTACGAGCAATATCATTCTCAGATAAATTTACAACCTTGCCATCAAGAGCAAACAACTCTTTAAAATGCGTAATAAAATACCTACCCTGTTTATGTAGTATGTGACAGGATTGATATAGTTTTCGTTCTTTTCTTGAAGCTACTCCAATGCGCGATAGTGTCTCACGAACCTTTAAAAAATCATCTGGTTCTTTCAAACCAATTTCTAACATCTGATCTTGTGTCCAATTAATCTGTTCCATTATGTCTTCCACCTTTATTTAATTTTTGTTTTATGGCAGAAATTTGTTCATCAGATAATATTTCAAGAGCGGATTTTGCTTTTCCATTACTATATCCATAATACTCTTTAACATACTCTAAATTATCAATTTTCATCGCCTTCACCCAAGGAGTAAATCTTTTCCTTGATCTTAGACTATTTATGATCTAAGATATTCTAATATCATGGTCAATTCTTCTATTTGAGAATAATCAAACTACTTTTTACCACCTTTAAAAAGTTTAGATTTAATGATTGTAATCTGTTCATCAGATAATATTTCAAGAGCGGATTTTGCCTTTGCATTACTATATCCATAATACTCTTTAACACATTCCAAATTATCCATTTTTGATGCTTTTATCCAAGGAGTAAATCTTTTTCTAGAACGCAAACTTATGCGAAGAAAATCAAATTGGAGTTTCTTATCTAGGTGGTGTAATTGGTTAATTTCGTTAACTAATTGAATAGTATCAGGAAAGGGGGCAACACACTTATTAACGATATATGGGGGATATTTCTTCTCCCATTCTTCATCTTCACTATCCATAAGCGGTTCTTTGGTTTCATTAATAGCTTTAAGATAGTCTTTAAGCTCATACATTAGTCATGAAACTTTTCACCATTCATAAAGTGCTTCATTCTATGACAAAAAACTACCCAGACTAACCAAAATAAATTATCTGCTTTATACGTTCCATTTTTTACTTTTAACTCATACATTAATTAATGACCTGTAATTCATAATTATTGTTTTTTATAGCAGTTCTGAAGAAATTAACATTACTGTTTGTTTTACTGCACTTGAATACAACACAAGTCCTTAATTGATAACATTCTCTAGAAACTGGCATTGCAGAATGAAGAAGAGGAGCATCAAACACAACTAAGCGATTACCTTTATATTCTACTAATTCTCCATCAATATATGTGCCGCCGCCATATTCTAATTTCCAATCAAGCCGGGGAAAATATATCATAGTAAAATCTCCATCGTCATGATGAAAGTGTGGTTCTATACCATGAGTGTGAGCGTTCATATAGATTCTAAGATAAGTATCAACATCATACTTTTCTGAGAATTTGTATTTATTCATTGCAGAAGTAAATATATCATGGGCCCAATCATACCCAGCATCAGTACATTCTGATTCATTATGTCCACAAAGAATGTGCCAATGCTTATTAGGTTTATTGAGGTTAGAACTATAATCATATTTCCAAGATAATTGTTTGATAACATCATCAACCAAAATAGCATTATGTTCTTCTAGTACATCATCATAAACATCTATAACTCTACTCATTTAAGTTTTCCTCTCATTTGAATTTGGCCCTTGCCATGATCTCTGTCAAACAAGCCATAATATTTATCTCTTGGTCTGCAACAAAAGCAGATTTGTATTGATACTCACCCAAGACCACAACGCAATGAGGAATAGTAGAACCATCCACATACTCATAAAGATTATCATAAATGCTCCTGAGAAGATGAACAGGATCATTATCAAGATTATCGACAACCCATTTTCTGACATTAGTGAACTCCTTATTTTTCATGCAATGTATAAGTTCTTTTATATTTACATCACTTAAATTTACCAGTATTCCAGCATCAATTATACCTGATACTGAATACCTTTGTAATTCATTTAAAGTTCTACGCCAGTCTGGAAAATGTGTATTAATAACTTCGGCAATAACTCTTTTGTCATACTTGATTTTTTCTGTATCAAGAATACTCATAACTCTTTTCATAAACTCAGAAGCAAGATTTTGTTTCTCAAATTTAGGAATAGAAAACTCAACAACACTACAACGAGAATGTAATGGTTCAATCAATCGATTCTTATAATTACAAGTAAGAATAAATCCACAGTTTTTATGAAACTCTTCCATAAAACCACGTAAAGCTGGTTGAGTAGATTGTGGATTTAGATAGTCTGCCTCATCAAGTATTAGATACTTTCTGCCACCCTCAAGTGATACAGTAGAAGCAAAGTTTTTGATCTTAGTTCTGAGAACGTCAATACCTGACTCCTCAGAACCGTTGATCATCATATAGGTAGCACCAATCTGCTCAATCATTGTCTTTGCAATAGTTGTCTTACCTACGCCAGGCCCACCCGATAATATCAGATTTGGGATATTATCACTTTCAACAAACTCTGTAAAAGTATCCTTTAGATTTTTAGGAAGTATGCACGAGCCTACATCTTTAGGTCGGTATTTCTCGACCCATAAAAAATTTTCCATAATAAAGATTCCTAACTTTAAACAACATAAGAAGATTCAGGTTCCAGAGCAATAAAATACTCTATCTCAACATTAGAGTTCGTAAACTTACTAATATTTTTTGAAGAAACTTCAACACTATAAGAGCCAGGAAGTAGTTTTAGATTTTCAACTTTGAACCAGAATTTATAATTAACATCACTGTCTGGAACATCAAGATCAAGTGCAAAATCATTTGCAGTTGTATTCTTTTTATCAGTAACTCTAAGCTTACCATTTTCAAGAACCATATCAGGAGCTCCAATAACAGATGCAGCTCTTGTAATTTCTGCTAGAGAATCACTAGAGAAAT